CTGAAGCTAAGTTCCGACACGCTGCCCTTTGCCTAAACAGCAAGGGGCATGTTGTCTCTGTAGGGACAAACAGCAGAAAGACACACCCACAGCAAGCAGAGTACGCAAAGCGCTTGGGTAAAGAGCAAAAGGTTAATCTCCACGCTGAGATTGCAGCCTTGGTAAAGGCAAGGGAAGACGTAGACACAGTGATCGTCTGTAGGCTAAACAAGAACACAGACTTGCGACTGTCTAAGCCTTGCCCGGTATGTAAGCTGGCACTAGATGAAGCTGGCGTTAGGGAGGTCTGGTTTTCCACAGACAAAGGATTCGAGAAACTTGCGGATAGTGAAAGGAAGTTGCATTTATGAGTGAAAGCGCAATCACAACGAAGTCGGCACAGATCTTGTCAGACATCGTTACATTTACAAAATATTCAAAGTACGTCCCAGAGATCGGGCGAAGAGAGACTTGGGAAGAGCTAGTCGAGCGAAACATGGCTATGCACATCAACAAGTACCCTAAACTCAAGAAAGAGATTCAGGAAGTCTATAAGAACTTTGTGTTCACCAAGAAGGTGCTACCGTCGATGCGGTCGTTGCAGTTTGGCGGCAAGCCTATCCAGAACAGCCCGAACCGTATCTTTAACTGTGCTTACATGCCAGTAGATCACCCAGACAGCTTTGCAGAGGCCATGTTTCTTCTGTTAGGTGGCACAGGCGTAGGCTACTCAGTTCAGCGCCACCACGTCTCAGAGTTACCTGCTGTTGTTGGGCCGCTGAAGAAGCGCAAGCGGTTTCTAGTTGGTGATAGTATTGAGGGTTGGGCAGACGCAGTAAAGATTCTGTGTGAGGCTTACTTCTACGGCAAGCCACGTCCCGTGTTTGACTTCTCTGACATTCGCCCCAAGGGTGCAATGCTCGTGACTTCAGGTGGTAAGGCTCCCGGCCCACAGCCACTCAAAGACTGTCTGCACAACATTGAGAAGGTGTTTGACACTGCGCTAGAGGGATCAGGAAGAGGTGTGCAGTTACAGCCAATTCAAGTACACGACATCATGTGTTACATCGCTGATGCTGTGCTTGCTGGCGGTATTCGCCGTGCTGCTCTAATTAGTCTGTTTAGCATGGACGATGAAGAGATGCTGACAGCAAAACACGGTAGCTGGTGGGAACATAGCCCACACCGAGGGCGAGCCAACAACTCTGCTGTTATCCTGCGCCACAAAGTTAGCCGCCGAGACTTCGACGAACTGTGGGACAAGATCGTGGCGTCTGAGTCTGGTGAACCGGGTGTTCTTTTCAGTAACGACAAAGACTGGGGTACGAACCCCTGTGCGGAAATCGGTTTACGCCCGTATCAATTCTGCAACCTGTGTGAGCTTAACGTAAGCAACGTAGCAGACCAGCAGGACTTAAACGAACGCGCTAAGGCTGCGTCATTTATTGGCACGCTACAGGCTGGGTACACTGACTTTCACTATCTGCGTGATGTGTGGCAGGAGACTACAGAGAAAGACGCTTTGATCGGTGTAGGTATGACAGGTATTGCCTCTGGTGCAGTGCTTGATCTTGACCTAGAGGAAGCGACTCAGGCTGTGCTAGATGAGAACGCTCGTGTTGCCAAGAAGTTAGGCATCAATGAGGCAGCGCGTACTACGACTATCAAGCCGTCAGGTACCAGCAGCCTTGTGCTAGGCTCCAGCTCTGGCATCCACGCTTGGCACAACGATTACTACATTCGCCGTATGCGGGTGGGTAAGGACGAAGCTATATATGGATACCTAGCAGAAAACCACCCTGCTTTAGTTGAAGATGAATACTTCCGTCCTAACGATCAGGCTGTGATCGAGATTCCACAGGCAGCGCCAGCAGATGCTATCTTGAGACATGAGTCGCCTATGGAGCTGTTAGCCCGTGTGTCACGTTTTAACGCTGAGTGGGTACGAACAGGCCACCGCGATGGTCAGAACGCTCACAACGTCTCTGTGACTGTCTCAGTGAAGGATGATGAGTGGGAGAAGGTCGGTGAGTGGATGTGGAAGAACCGCAATCACTTTAACGGCATCTCTGTCCTGCCTTACATGGGCGGCACTTACAAACAAGCACCTTTCGAGGACATCACACAAGAGCAGTATGAGATCATGGAATCTGCGCTTGATGAGATTGACTTGACACAAGTGCGAGAGACAGAGGATAATACTGACTTGACTGGAGAGATTGCTTGCGGAGCAGACGGTTGTGTTGTAACGTAAAGTGATCTATGTGCCTGACCGCATAGCAGTTGTTTATGCGGTTTAGGCCATAACGGATCATGTCAGAAAATCGGAATGATGTGCGGAGTTTTGAGTATGAAATTGATTGAATACGGTGCTGACGCTGTTAGTGACTACGACTTTGACGCAAGGCGTAAGCCTGAGACTTTTTACCGTTATGCCTACCTAGATTTAGTTTGCATCAAGGACAAAGCCCTACTGCACTTTGAGATTGACCAGTCAAGGTCTAGGTACTTCTGCCTAGGAGCGCAGTTTGGTGGTGATTCTTTATTTAGAATCAGCGGTAACATCTGGAAAGTAGGTTTTGACTTTTGTATTTGGGGGTACGGTTAATATGCTAGATGTAAAATTATTACTGCCAGAGGCTATGGTGCCAACCAAAGCTAGCCCCGGCGCTGCTGGGTGGGACTTGTACTCTGCTGAGAGTGTTATTATTCCCGCAGGTAAATGGCTAGCTGTAGAGACAGGCGTAGCTGTGTCTTTACCTGTAGACCACGTGGGACTTATCTGGCCTAGAAGCGGACTATCTGTTAAGTACGGCATTGACGTGCTTGCTGGTGTGGTAGACTCTGACTATCGAGGTGGGATTGCCGCTGTGCTAGTTAACCACGGCACTGAGCCTTTTGAGGTAGACATGAACATGCGGATTGCTCAGTTAGTTGTGCAGCGGTACGAGGCAACTCAGCTACAAGTAGTTAGCGAGTTAGGCAGAACACACAGAGGTGTCAGAGGATTTGGCAGCACAGGAGTATAGATAATGACTAAGGTATACACAGACGATAACTTTATGTACCACAACTGCCCAGATGCAGAGATAGCGTCTTGGCAGAATCAGTTGATAGACGATTATGACTTAGACTATGCCCCCGGAGATCGGCCTTACATTGGAGCTACCGATGAGCAAATATCTGCTGCTTACAGAATAGCAGACAAGAAACGAAGGGAGACTGTGCTAAACAATCTATCTTCCCGCAAGGAAAAGCCTCAAGAAAGAATCTGTATTGACGATGCTACACCAGAACAGTGGGATGCTATTGACAGGGCCACAGAGAAGTATCGAGCTGAATCTGATTCAGTTGATTGGAGCATAGCACCGAGCTGGGCAAACTATTGGGCAATGGACTCAGACGGCGAGGCTTACTGGTACGAGCGTGTTCCTGAAATAGATGTTCCTGACGGCGTATGGACACCAGCTATTAAGGTGTCTGAATCGGACTTTGATTTAACAGAGTCTGTATGTCTAGGTGCTTATAATTTTGGATACAAAAAAGAGAACTGGCAAAGCTCATTAAACAAAAGAGATCGTTTTGCATGTCAAGAAGCAGCACTAGACGCGATGGTTAAAGACGCAGAAGAACTTGACCTTTACGATGATGAGATAGTTTACAATCTAAATGCTGAAGCTGAGAAAGAAAAGGCTAGAGACAAGATGATTGGTGGCGATCACTATCGGCAAGGTGGTATACAGCCCATCGAGTACATCCACGCTAACAAACTTAGCTTCTGTGAAGGTAATGTAATTAAATATATTAGTCGATGGAGATACAAGGACGGGGTAAAAGACTTGGAGAAGGCCAAGCACTACATTGAGCTACTAATGGAGCTGGAAGATGATTACTGATTCATTTGTGGAACGATTGAAGCAACTAGAGGGATTCAAGGACAAGCCTTACTTTGACACTGTTGGGAAGGTCACTATCGGATACGGACGCAACCTAGAGGCTAACCCGCTGACAGTGAACGAAGTCAGAGCGCTGTTGAACCGAGTCAAGTGGAACTCGCGTAAGGATGCTGAGGACTGGGCAGAGATGCTGATGAAACAAGACTTAGCGCGTATCTCTGAGGAGTTAGAGAGCAAGCTAGGTATCTGGCCTATGTGCAGCAAGTCAGAGCAGATTGTACTACTAGACATGGCTTACAACGTTGGCGTGCCTTCGCTGCTAAAGTTCACGGGTATGTTGAGCGCCATTGACAACGACAACCTAACCCTTGCTGCCTACGAGTGCCTTAACTCTAAGTACGCAACGACTGTAAAAACCCGCGCTATTGCTAATGCCAAGATGTTGGCAGAGACAAAGGGTAACTTTGAGGCTGCTATGGAGATGCTGCAAAGCAATCAACCTAGTATCTTTGAAGTCTTGGTCGAGCACACATAAAAAACCCGGCGCTTGGCCGGGTAAAAAGGTTATTAGTCGGGGCGCTTCATGCGCCCTTCTTTTTGTACTCTCGCATGATCTTCTCACCTGATC